TTAATATTGTTTATCGCCTGGTCTGCGTTTTTTCTCTTTATCCTTAATAAATTCCCAAAACTGTTTAAGTTCTTCTTGCGTTTCAGGAGAAGCATCCTTAATATCCTTAAACCAAAGTCCAAGTTCAGGGTCAGATAAAGGATTATTTGTATCAATAGAATGCCCTTTAAAAGTCTTTCTGCCTAAAAGATAATCTGTTGATACTTCGAAAAAATCAGCAAATCTATTTAAAGTATCATAATCAGGTTTTCGATTTCCGTTTTCATAACCTGATATTGTTGATTCGGCGAGATTTAATTTTTTACCTAACTCTTTCATAGTTAGGTTATTTTGTTTTCTTAATTTTCGTAAATTCTCTCCAATCATAGGAATCCTCCTATTCACTAACTAAATTTAATTATACTTTGCAAAATGCAAAATTTAAAATGAATTACTAAAAACTTTGCAAAATGCGTTGACAACTTTTCGATTTGAATAGTATATTGTATTTAACAACTCGAATTGCAAAGTTATAAGGGGTGATAAATTATGAATGGGCCAAAAGAAATACGTAAGAAGCTAGGCTTTAGTATTGAAGAGGCTGCAAAAAAATTAGGTATATCAGGTGGGTATTTATCACAAATCGAAACGGGTAAGCGTCAAATAAGTGCTGAAAGAGCTGATTTAATTGCAAATTTATATGGGAAGAGGAAGGAAGAAATTTTTTTACCTACACGCTATTCAGTTTGCGAAGTTACGGTAGCTAAAGATGTTGATAAAAGTTGAAAGGTGTTGATGTTTCAAATGGCAGTACTAATAAATCAGCAGCATATAGATATAAAAAGCACTTCAAGAGGTGACACCATGAGCCAACAAGAAGAATATGCGGCGACTTATGAATTTGGAAAAACGAAAGTCCATGTTGTGGCTCCTGAGCCAAAATCACAAAAGGATATTGATAAAATCCGTCAAGCATATTACAAGGCTGGTTGGGCCATCATCAAAGAGATACAAGTAAAAGCAAATGTTGAGGAATAGTTCCTCTCTTTTTATACGAAAAATAGACAAGTTACATATGTACTAAGTTCATTGTAACCATTTGAAAACTAAATATGGAGGCGAACAGATATGGGAACAAGCATATACTGCAATTCAGCAATAGGAGAATTATTACAGAATGCTAGAGAATGTTGTGACAATGTTCAGCTGAAAACGAAGAAAGGGCTATCTAAGTACCTTGGTATTACACATGAACGGTTAACCCGTATTGAATCTGGACTTTCTAAACCAGAATTTGAACTTGCGATGGATTGGTGCCATGCAACAGGAGCAAAGTTAAATCAACAAGCGATTAAACATATTTATGGTGTTGGGTTACCGCCTACAGATCCACGCTTAACTCAAGATTTAAATCTACAATTGATGAACTACATTAAACAGGCCGAAGAGGGGATTGCGGCAGCAAAGGAAATCATGAACTTACAAGTTACAACAAGGTCATGGAAGCATGATGAAAAAAAGAAACATGAATATGCAGTTCATGCAAAAGAAATCTTCGATACAATCCAAGCTACTCAATGTGTAGTTCAAGCTCTTGAACAAGTTCATTTTGGCATTATGGAACAAATACAAAGAAGTTGGTTGCAAAAGGCTATGGCGGAGAACGTTATAATTCAATCGGTGGATAGCTTAATGAATTTAACAAAGTTGCTGTAAAGGAGGAAGGAAAATGACAGTAGATTATAAGAAACCGAGTCTAAGAGAATACAAGGAATTAATTCGATATGATGCAAAATTAACTGGTGAAATTAAAATAGCAGAATTACTTAATGAGGATTCAAAAACAGTTGAGTTAAAGCAAGAGAAGAAATTATTGGGGATTCGAATCAAGATTATCGAAGCGTCATTCATTTTGAAACATAAATGGGCAAATAAAAAAGCTACCGCCTAGACAACAGTAGCTCTGAAAAATATCGTAAAGCAATTATAACATTATATAAATCATTTGGACAAGCCGCTGTGCTTGTCGTTATGACCAGAAAGGGATTTTTCCTCCCATACCTCTACAATGTTCCTTTCTGGTTGTAACGATGCGTACAGCATTAATTTAAATAGAAAGGAGATGTAATTCATGAACGATAAAAACAATCGTCTTCATGATCTAGTTCTTCCTGGGGATTTTTCATTTGCGAATAAACTTCGTAACTGTATGAGTGAATGTATTTATAACATGTTTAATGCAGAATCAATCGAAGAATCAAATCACTGGGAAGAAGAGCTGGAGCGATGTATAAGGGAATTTAAGATGCTTCGTGATACCAAAGAGGAACATGAGGCATCGATGAGTTATCGTGTAGTAATTAAAGATTTAAGAGCAAGAGGAGTTAACGTTTCGTTAGTAACACGTAGAAAATAAAAAAGCTATCACTTGGCAGAGTGATAGATAAATGGCCTTGCAAAAAGATCTTAGGATTAATTATATCAAATTAGCATTCGTATAACAACGGAGTGTGTAGCATGCTTTTAGACAAGTCATTACATAGAGTGTTGCTGAACCCTAAAGTATTTCAACGAGCAACATCAACGCAACACTTAATTTACTTAGTAAACCAATATTTCAAAACAGGACACAAGAATTATCGCTTATTACGTGTAGAGGACGGATTCGCGATATGTAAACGGGAGGATGAATAATATGGCAGTTTATAGACCAGTACACGTTTCATTTTGGCAGGATTCATTTGTTTTAGATCTTACACCGGAGGAGAAGTATTTCTACTTATATTTGATGACAAACAGTAAGACGTCTCAATCAGGCATCTATGAGCTTCCACTTCGTATTATTGAAACTGATACAGGATACAATCGTGAAACTGTTATGAAGCTATTAGAACGTTTTGCTGAGTACGGAAAAATTAATTACAACCAAAAAACAAAAGAGTTGTTCTTGATCAACTGGTTGAAGTTCAATCCGATTAAAAATGTAAACATCGAAAAGTGCGTCTTAAAAGAGATTCAATCTGTGAAGGACCAGGACTTTTTAGTTGATTTCTATGAAACTTGTTTGCAATTAGAGCGAGAGCAAGATTTTAAAATTCCTCGTATTAAGGAGTATTTATCAGTCCGTTTGGAGGGGCTTATAAGGGGCTTCCAAGACCCTAGCAAGGAAGAAGAAAAAGAAAAAGAAGAAGAAAAAGAAAAAGAACAACAACAAGAAGAACGCACAGGCGCGGAAGAAGTTGTTGAGGTTAATCCGATTTCTTTTTACGAACAAAACTTCGGACTGATTACACCTTTTATTGCAGATGGTATTCATGCATGGGTAGATGATTTAAATGCAGAGCTTGTTGTAAAGGCTATGGAAATCGCTTTAGAGAAAAATACAAGAAACATGAATTACGTAAATACGATTTTAAGAGATTGGCATCTTAAGGGATTGAAAACAATAATGGACGTTGAGGCAGCTGATAAAGCATTTCGTACTCAGCGATTAACAAAAGCGCAGCAACAGGCACAAGCACCTTATCAACAAAAAGGCTTATCGGAATCTACTAAAAACGTAATACAGCAGCAACAAGCATGGGAGCAGAACATTCCAACAGAAGAAGAACTTGCAGTACTTAACCAACAGAATACGTGGTTGGCCCAATGAGTAACGATATGATTCGTAATGTAGAAGCTGAACAAAGCGTTTTAGGTAGCATTATCGAAGAAGGCGATTTAATTAAAGATTGTCAGCTAAAGGTAAAACAGTTTTCTTCACCAACGCACCAAGTGATTTTCAAGGCGATGAGAGAATTAGAGGATGCCGAAGTCCCGATAGACCTTGTCGCTCTCATTGGGAAATTTGAAGACAGTTTTATAAATCAAATTGGTGGTATTGCGTTCTTTGTAAACTTAACTGAAGTTGTTCCAACGACGAAAAACTTTTCGTATCACGAAGGTTTAATTATCGAAGCTTGGAAAATGAGACATGCTCAAGAGGTTGCTGGTAATTTATATAATCGTCTTCAGCAAGAAAGAGATATGAGCGCTATTAGTACTTCGATTGATGAGTTAAGCGCCATTGAGGAAACAGGTTATTCAGATGAATTTAATTTAAAGGAAACCCTAGTTGATTTGTATAAGAACATGCAAATCGATGTAGGAGATTTAACCGGTATACCAACTGGTTATGACGACTTGAACAGAATGACAGCAGGATTACAAGAAGGCGATTTAATTATTGTTGGTGCCCGGCCTTCAATGGGGAAAACAGCATTTGTATTAAACGTCGCTTTTCATGCAGCAAGTGCCCATACAGCAACAGGAATCTTTTCACTAGAGATGGGAGAAGAGCAGTTGCTTAAACGTATGATTTCAAGTACCGGAAATATAGATGCTACGAAATTAAAAAATCCTAAGAAGCTATGTAATTTAAAGGATTGGGAAAAGATTAGTCAAGCGATGGGATTAATTAATGATTTGCCATTAGAAATTTACGATAAAGCAAATGTAACAATGCAAGAGATTTACGCAAAGGCTAGGAAACTAAAACGTAAGTACCCTGATAAAAAGGTGTTAATCGCAATTGATTATTTGCAGCTTATTGTGGGAGATCCAAAGCATAGAGGGAACCGCATGCAAGAAATCGGTGAGATTAGTCGTAAGTTAAAACTGATGGCAAGAGAATTAAATGTATGTGTAGTTGCATTATCACAGTTAAGTCGTGCTGTAGAAAGTAGGCAAGATAAGAGACCGTTGCTATCAGATTTACGTGAAAATGGTCAAATTGAGCAAGATGCAGATTTAATAGCATTCTTATACCGTGAAGATTACTATGACCGCGAGACAGAAAATAAAAATATAACGGAAATTATTTTAGCGAAACAGAGGAATGGCCCAGTTGGTGTTGTAGAACTAGCATTCATTAAAGAATTTAGTAAGTTTGTAAATTTAGAGAGACAGTTCATTCAACAACAGGAGGCTTGATTATGTTGTTACGTCAGGAAGTAGAACGTAGAAAACTAGCAATCATTCGTAAACTATTGGGATTAGGATTAGCTGAAATTAACGGACAAACATTAGATCAATTAACGTTAACGCAGCTTGAAGGAATCTTAATTGCAAGCTTGCAGGTATTGGAGGGGAAAAACAATGCCAAAGCAATTAACAATTTTTGACGTGGAACCGGTTGTATCATTTGATCCTAAGAAAGCTCATATTCACCGTTTGAATTCAAAATTACGGTATGCAGATGTGATTGTGCAAATACCACGTCAAGCCAAAGCGATTGATGAATTAAAACCAACGACAGCGCCTGATGAGCGTTACGAATTATTTGAGGATTATACAATTGGGATTTGGCGTTATAAGCGAGTGGAGGATAAACAATTTGTATGGGAAGAGGCAGAAAAAATGTGTAAGCAAGCAAGGGATGAAAAAAAGCCGATTCCAATACGGCTCCATTTGTCACTTGAACAACCATTTGTTCCAGAAAATGTTGTGCGATATTTATAGACAAATAAAAAAAGCTGAGATCACTCTCAACTTACTTCGACAAAGTAATTATAACATATGGGAGTGATTTTGGTGGGGATTAGAAAAGAAAATCTTGTTGAAATGACAGCTGAAATAGATTTGAAAATAAACGGAATATATATTGTTAAAAATGGTCAGGTTCAGCTAATAGAACCACCTCAAGGTGGATTTGGGGAACAATCATTTGTATATCAAAGTGGAAAAGTAATTCGTATGGAAGAACGAAAAACACAGTTACTTTAATCAAATTTGAATTTTGTATGAAAAAGGGAGGATTCAAATGATAAAACCAGTTATCTTAGAAAAGTTTGATTCAGGTATAAATTGTGTGAAGTGTAATAAGGTTACGGTACACAAAATGTAAAAGATTGATGAACATGGTGACGGTGAATTTATTGGCTACTATGGTGAATGTGATGTTTGTGGTAATGTGTCAGATTTTAATGAAGAGGATTTTTTGTGGTTAGAATTTCATACAATTTGAATTTTATTAAGAAAAAGGAAGAGGTTTTTGGGAGTATGTATAAGCCCCTTCAATATTTATAGGGACTTTATAGTGAAATGTATATCTAAACAGAATTTTCCGCTTGCACTGCCAGGTTCTAAGAGACGGATAGTAACTGATTGGGTATCTTCAATTGTTTTGGAAATTGAATTTCCAGGAGGGACTATGAAAAGGATGGACTTACTCATGCTTTGTTGTACGCTAACTTCAATTAGTGAACTTTGTAAACTGTTAAAGACTGTGACAGTAGCAGTAACAGGTTGTTCAATTCTCTTTTCCCAAACTTCTAGAAAGGTAGGGTTGTCATTAAGTAGAAAGTTACCACAAATTTCATTACATACAAGTTTTTGTTTTTCTTTTGGTATTGGTAATGAATCACAGATTGGGACTGGAAAAGCACAGGGTATTGGAAATAGATATTTAAAATCCAAAGAATTTTTTTTCATAATATAATGCCTCATTTCAATAGTATAAGCGTTGTATATAAATTAAGAAAAAGATATTAAATCCAAAATGAATTAATATCTTTTTCTTACAATCTAAGCTACTTGACGTGCAGCTTCAACACAAACTCTACCACTAACAGGTTGACCAGCGGTGCCAGAAAAAGCAACCAATGTTCCTATGTTTGACACAAACACAGTTTGGCTATTACCTGGAGTTATTGGGCCAATAATATTTGTACCATTGTTTGCTAAAAAGGCAGTAATTGCACCACTTGCAGGGTTATTAGTAAGAGTGACATAGCCGGAAAGAACTGGACCTCCAGTATTGTTAAATACTGTAGCTCCACCAACTACATCACCTCCTGTTGTCGTGAAAGAATTGCATGTAGAAACAGAGACAAACTGAGGGTCTGGACAACAACACATATACAACATCCTTTCATTTGTTAAATAATACTTATCGAAATATAAAAATACTTCACCTTATTAGATGCTTGTTTCTATTAAGGGGGCACGGCTCATAGGGAGTAATTTTAATTAAAGGGATAATTGTAACAAGAGGATTTTATTAAGAGTAATTTATTACAAAATAGTTATTTGAATGGAAAATAATAAAGCCCTAGCAAGGGGAGCTAGGGCAGGGGATAGGGTATCAAGAATTTTCGGGCCAATAACCAATGACTTCTTCGAATGAGCTTAGTTTAACACACAAATTCTTGTACAGGTGTTACAAAAATATGAACAAAGGGGGAATGAAGAATGAAAATACCAACAATTGTATTTAAAGCTAAAAATAAAGAAAACCGTTACTTATGTAATGGCCCGGATTGCGGTGACTGGAGCGATGAGTTTTTAGACACACAAGAAATCACTGATGCTCTTCACATCATAAAAACAGATTTTAAAAAGCCAACTGAAGAGGATGTACAAAACTTTTATAAGTTCCTGGAAAGCCTTCCATTTAATAATGATGTGGAATTTATTAAGAAACACTATGATCCGGTTGATATGGAAATAACGCAGGAACAACTAGAAATTATTCGTATGCATGATGAGTGGTAATTACTACAAAATCCTTATTTGAAAATTAAAGAGCACCTTGAGAGGAAGGCGCTCTGACCAAAACTAATGTTGAAAAAGGATACCCAAGATATTGTATGTATGTTTTTTAGATAGGTGAAATTTTATAAAAAAATCGTTATTTTATCTTAAATAAAAAAGAGCACACATATAAGTGTGCTCTCAAATAAGAAAGGTAGAATGCTATGAATGGAAAGCTTCCATACAATAACATATGCTTGTCCGATTTAAATGTGAGAAGTTTTTAAGGGAATTTTGATTTGAATAAAAGAAACCCCGTTTGTCTGCGGGGTTCCTAAGGGTAATTGTCAAGTAATGACGTACTCGACTAAATAACCATATCATGAATTTTTTGGTAAAAATACTGGTAAATGTGTCCAAATGGGTAAGGTCATTATTTTGAACAAAAACGCTATTTTATTAGAAAGGGAGAATATGAAATGAAAGACACTTGGAATGAGCAAGAGCGTTTAGATATTGAAGCGGAACAAGAAATGATTGCACAGGCAGAACGTGAAAATTGGATGATCGCAAACAATATGTTTTATGAATATGAAGCTTAATGTTCGGAATTTGATTAATACTTGCAGCTGCTGTTTAAGGATAATGTTCGGTTTTTAATAAAAACTTCATTTTATACAATAAAACAGCTAGCATGATTAGCTAGCTGTCCTGGTAAGAAATGAAAACGGTGCTTATCAAATGTTGCTGTTGTAATTGCGAATTACAACTATAGTATGAACAGAGTTGTAAATGTTATGCGAAAATAATCTAATAAAAATTTCATTTTGTTACAAATAAAAGAGCAGTTAGCCCAGTCTACTAACTGCTCGACACAAAGGTCATGATCTAGATGCATAGATATTATATGCTGAATTATTAATTTTATTCAAAAAGGAGTAAAGATGTCTTTAAGAAACAGGAGGAGGAACGAAACAAAAGAGCAGCTAGCAAAAGCTAACTGCCGAAAGGTTCCAAGCTGCAATCACTGTTAAAAAAGCTGCTTACAGGTAGTATGTATAGAATTGTGAGGATTATTCGGATGAATAAAAAGAGCACCTTTGAACAGTGCTCTTCAGAGAGGAGCTAATTAAGTTAGTTAAATGAATGAAAAAAGAATACCTTTTTTCATTTGAGAAGCAGTGATTTTTTGCTTCAAAATAATATATGAGCTTTAAATTGAAAAAGTGATAAAAAAACAAAAGAGCAGCTAGCAAAAGCTAACTGCTCTCCAGAAAAGCATTAAGAAGGAAGTTCAGAACTCAAGTGCATTTATAGTATGGACAAGGTTTAGAAATTTATTCGAGCATGAATATTGGGCTATGGTTGCAGCAGAAAGCGAGAAAAAGGCGTATGAAATTTATCACACTGAAGTTGCAGGTAATACGATTGCAGGTGTTATGGCAGAGGGGAGAGCGGAAGAAGTTAAAAAGAATATAGCTTTTGGTAAATATATAACATCGGCTATAAAACATGGTGGTAAAGAATATTTTGAAGCAGCTTGTGATTTTCATTCAAGTAAAAATACAACATTACTAATGGATTCGTCACTAACATAAAAAAGCAGCTAGCAAAAGCTAACTGCTCGGTCCTCCAAGGGGGAACAAGGAGAAAGTAACTTAATGGGTTGTCTACAGTATTGACGGAATGTTGAGTTTTATTCAGAGGGTTACTAAGTATGTAGATTACATGAGAAGTCCTATTAACATCCAGGCTGCTCCGATCAGAATTAAAGTTTCGAATGTAATCCAAAACTTTCTTTTTTCTGGTTTTTGGAATTCTTTAATTACAGAAAAGATGGCACTTATTCCTACAAGAGTGAAAAGAGCAATTTGGATTGTTTCAGTCATTTGCATCACCACCTAATATTTTAATAATTCAATTATATACTAATCACCATTTTGTAGAAACTTAACACAATAATCCTTTTAGAGTAAAGCAAACAGAATATAGTCCGGCTAGAAAACTAGAGGACACCAATTCATTAAAGCGGCAATTAAGGCTGTTTTACGAATAGGTGTCCTTTTTATTTTGAAAAGGGAGATGGGGAGATGAGGGTGTTAAGAGATCAATTATGTGAATGGAAAAAGCAATCAAATCAAACAAAAAAGAAAACTAAGAAAAAACGAAAAGAGAAGTTAAGCACTCGTGAAATTGAGGATTTAATGGGGATGCATAGACCTTGTTATGAACGTAGACGCGGAGCATTAAGACAAAAGTAATAAAAAATAAAAAGGAGTGGTCTTACATGACTAAACAATTATCTTTCTTACCAAAAATCGATAGAGCAGCAACGCAGAAAAAATTAGAAGGTGTTCTGGAAAGTGTACGTTTATATAGGCAGTTTGGAATGATGCGTGAAGAAATGAAAGTCACTCCTTCTTATGAAATTAGATATCACGGACCTACAAATGATGTAGGAAAGCCATTAGAAGATGTTGCAATGGCTAATATACAACAAAGTAAACGAGAAGAGTGGATTAAGCAAACATCATTTTGTATTGATCAATTTCTAAGTCGTTTAGGAAATGGGAGTGCTGGAAAGGACCAAAGAAACATTATTATTAAGCGTTATTTAGAAGATGAAGATGTATGTGATTATATGGTGTATAACGAACTTGGCATGAGCGAGCGTACTTATCGACGCGTTAAAGCTAGAGTGTTTTATAAACTTGCTTTTGCTCTTAGATTAGAAGTTTATGAAACTGAAGAAACTGGAGGTAATGAATAATGAATTTTGTTCAGCCAATACGTGATCCAGAGCAAATACAGCAGTTAAAAGAATATTTTAAGGAAAAGAGCTTACGTAATTACATTCTCTTTATTATGGGAATCAATACAGGCCTGAGAATCTCGGACATTTTGAAATTGAAGGTAGGAGATGTCAAAGGTAGTCATATATCTATGAGAGAAAAGAAAACAGGGAAACAGAAACGAATACAAATTACTGTAGCACTGAAAAGAGAACTTAAATGGTTTATTGAAAAAAGAGAAGATAATGAGTACCTATTACAAAGTAGACAAGGTAGGAATCGTCCGATTGGTCGTAGCATGGCATATAAGATATTAAGTGGAGCAGCGGCAGAGTTTGGATTAGATGAAATCGGAACACATACATTAAGAAAAACATACGGGTATCACATGTACATGCAAACAAAAAACATAGCATTACTTATGGAGATATTCAATCACTCATCAGAGAAGGTCACGTTACGTTATATAGGTGTAAACCAAGATGCAATGGATAAAGCAATGACTAGGTTTAAAATCTAATCATTGCTTATTTCTTTTTTATCTAGGGGTATCGCAGTATTTTGGAAAAAAACTACGCTAAGAGTATGCAAGATTTTATACAGTTCCAGTAACAAACAAGAACCCTAAAACCTCGCTAGGATAGGAATGTATAAAAAATGCATAGATCCATAGAACAAAAAAAGAAGGTTTCTTGCTACCAAAAATGAGACGTTATGTTAACTAAATTTGAATATCGTATACAGACTAAAAACAGAAAAAACTTCCTGTTGTGTAGGTTGTTTTTTCTGTTTTTTTTGATGATAGTTGTTAACTGATGTCTCACATTTCAAAAAAACAACTCTTTTGTTTGCTTGTCCACACCATTTCACCTCTTTATGAATTATATAGTATTAAAGGAGGTGAAAAGAATGAATGAAGATATTATTTCAATTGGGGCAAATTGTATAGTGAGAATTAGAAACAGATTCTTTCTTCTAGTAGAAATTGAAGTGGAATTTGGAAATGTAGCCATAGAGGAATTTGTTTTTATTCGAATATCTGAGCAAGAAGCTAGAACATTGTTAGCAGGAGGTATTCAACGTTGTACTATTTCTAATTGTATTCCTAGGTCTCATGATGATTTAGAAGTAGAATTCATTTGTGTTTTAATCGTGGGTGGGGAAGCATTTGCGGTTTTTGATGTAGAAGACGATGTTGATGAAGCTGTACTTGTTCCAATTTCATTAAGAGAAGCCGAGCGTTTAATCTGTAGAGGAGCAAGACGATGTACAGTTATTAATAGATAAGAGTAAGCCTTTTGGGAGCTAAAGAGGTTTCATTTTGTGTGGCTTCTTTTAAGAATGAGTATGTAAATATGAATATCCTCCAGAGTAATTGACTGGAGGATATTTTTGTAGATTTCTAGATGTATTAACTACCAATAATGAGACATGTATGAGATATACAATCAAACAAAATTATTTTCCATTTTTATTCTTATTTTGAAATAGATACACAATCAAAATTCCACCAACAAATAAGATTGAAAATCCTACAACTATATATAATCTGTTTCTGGGTATTCCTAATATAATTGTAAGATAACTAAAAGAAAAAGCCCATAATGCTACAACTATGATTTCTAACATCTTCTTTTTTATTAAAAGTTAAGCACCCAAAATCCCCTTGAAAAAGTTGTATTCGGAATATTGTAACAAAATAAAAAAAGACCCTACAAGAAGGTCTTTCATCAGCTAATATTAAGCTTTTTGAACATTAGTAGCTTGTAGGCCACGTTGTCCTTTTTCTACTTCAAACGTTACACTTTGTCCTTCGTCTAAAGATTTGAAACCGTCGATTTGGATAGCTGAGAAATGTACGAATACGTCTTCTCCACCTTCACGCTCGATGAATCCAAAACCTTTGTCTGCATTAAACCATTTTACTTTACCTTGTTCCATAATTGTTGCCTCCTAGTGTGGATACCCACACATATGTTACTACCCTTGCTCAAATACCTTAGACGAAAAACAAAATTTATTCTTAATCTCAAGCCAAACAAAAATAGGTCTTTCTTAAATTAACACACTTTCTAAAAAATAGCAAATTTTAAAAATAAGTCCTTATGGTAATTAGCTACTAATAGTTGTTGCTGGAGAAAAAGTCACTATGATAGTCATCACAGCAAGAAATTGCCAAAGGATCTCAACAATATCATTGGTTTGATTTTTTTCAAACATTCAACAACTGATAAAATTCGCTATTTTCGAGTTGAATTTTACTTTTGATAACGATAATTATGTAAATAAGCTGTCCATATGGGCAGCTTATTTTATTTTTCCGCATAGCGTAGGTTATTTTGCAAAATGCTGGTGGTATCCCTATACAGTTACTCATAATTTTCGTACTATGTAACTCAAAAGAGAAAATTAAATGAAATCAATGATACCAAGGGATTTAGCGAAGGGGTCAGTTACACACAATATAAGATATGGGTAACTGAAAAGCATAAAATGATGTAATTCTGTATATTAGTTAAATATACTTAATACGAGGTGATGATGGAGTGGTCTGCGAAGAGCTACTGTGTGAATTGGTTGAGTATCAAATGTTACAGGGCGAAAAACCGAATCTATTAAGGATAAATCCAAATTATTATAGAATGATATTAGAGGACTTGGCTTATCCAGAGTGGCTAATTAGAAAAAAGCAAAAGGTAAAAGATCATGGTTTATTAGGGATTAGACTAGAAATTACAGATCAAATTGAAAAATTTGAAATGAGAATAGTGAAAGAAGTGGCAGAGTCGTGACCGTTTTTTGGCAGGAAATGTACAGGTTATTTTGGAATTTCCGTGTTATATTTGTATTGTGAGAAGTGGCGGAAAACATTTCTCACAAAATTCCTGATAAATGAAAATGGATCGTCATGACCGGTGGCGATGGTTGCAGATTGGATAACCCGTTGTTTCTTGATTCCACATTCAATTGCAATTTACGTTGTGTAAACGAATAAGGGCTTTTGCTCTTCTTCCAGTTACTTAATAATATTGATGCAAATAAATGTGAGAAAACAGGTGATTGGAAGAAGGATAAAACTTCATTTACCGTAATTGAAGTGTAAATTAATACTTGAATAAAAAGCATCCATTCGGGTGCTTTTTATTTTATAGATAAGGAGTGAGGATAATGTGTGAGCATAAGTATCAAATGTTAGATAGTGATACTACTTCTTTCTATTCTGATGCTAATTGTTATGGTGTAGATGTTGCTGCTACTTTCTACTGTGAGAAGTGTCTGGATATACAACATCGGGAGAAGCGGATTGATACAGGTATGATTGAGGTAACGGATAGTGAATGAATATAAAACAAAAAAACAGAAGCGTAAGTTCTATGACAGTGGTGAGTGGAAGAGTACACGCGAACAAGTAAAGAAGCGAGACAACTATGAGTGTCAGGAATGTAAACGTAACGGTCGAGTGCAAACAGATACCAATGAGTACAGTGAGAGTGCCAAACGAAAGAAGATACAGCTCGTTGTCCATCATATAAAAGAACTAGAACATCATCCTGATCTTGCATTAGACATAGACAACCTTGAAACAGTTTGTGTAAATTGTCATAACAAAGAACATGGAAGAGTTTACGAAAAGAAACAAAATAAATGGGAACATGATGAGAAATGGTGAAAATAAAACAAAAATAACACCCCCCCTTAAAATATTTCATGAAAAATTTGTCTTAGGGGCACCGGAGGAGGGGGTTAACTGTCAGGTTTTTTTCGATTTTACGCACGTAAGGGGGGTGGGTAGATGGCTGTTAGTATTGTGAGGTTAAAAGAACAGCTCATGCATAGTATTGATATCACAGATTTAGTCGAAGTTGAAAAAGTAGAAAGATACATTGATCTAGTCAAAGCATTTAGAAAAATAAATAAAACCATTAATAAAGAAGGCGAATCTGTAACAGTAAAAAATGGTTCTCAAGTTTTTGTTAAAGCCCACCCTCTTATAAGTGAGAGGAATAAAATTAATAGTTCTTTAATTGCATTAGGGAGAGATATGAGATTTGTTGTTAAGAATACTATCCCTGATACAGGTTATAGCAAAAGTGATCTTACATGATTAAGCAAAAGTATGTGGAAGAATATAATGAACTTTATCGAAGTGGGAAAGTAAAATTCAATAAAGAAAGAGAACTGTTAATTAAATATCTAGAAAAATATGTTTTAAATAGAGACGATTTGTATTTTGATGATGAAATGATTGAGGATTGTATCAACTTCGGTGAGAAGTGGTATTTTCCGTTGCAGCCATTTCAAAAATTCTTAATAGCATTCGTCTTTTTATTTTATAAGAAAAACGGGCGTGTATTTTATAGGAAATTCCTGTGGATGTTAGGACGAGGTGGCGGTAAAAATGGTTTAATGTCTGTTGTAATCCACTTTTTAATAAGTGAATTACATGGTATTCCTGAGTATAACATTTCTGTTGTTGCGAATAGTGAAGAGCAAGCAAAAACAAGTCCAGACGAAGTAAAGAAAACTGTTCGTAGGAATGAAGTATTAAAAAAAGCTTTTAAAGCAACCGAATCACAGACCACCTCAAAGGCTACTGGAAGTGTATTAAAGTTTAGGACTTCAAACGGAGACACAAAAGACGGACTTCGTGATGGAGCTGTTCTGTTTGATGAAATTCACCAATACGAAAGTAATAAAGATGTTCGAGTCCACATTAGTGGTTTAGGGAAAAAGAAAAACCCACGTGAATTTTACATTGGTACAGACGGGTATGTACGAGACGGATTTCTAGATAAGCAAAAAGAAAAAGCAATGAAAGTTTTAAATGGTGAAGCCCGTCCAAATGCTATCTTTCCGTTCATTTGTAAATTAAATGATGAAAAAGAAGTCGATGATATCGATAATTGGGAAATGGCGAATCCGATGTTATCTCATCCTTTAAGTGAGTATGCTGAGGGATTACTTGAAACGATAAAAGAAGAATACGAGGATTTAGAGGATGATCCAAGCAACCGAGAAGAATTCATGACAAAACGAATGAACTTGCCGGTTACAAATTTGGAGCGATCTGTTGCGAAATGGTCAGAAATTCTTGCTACAAATCGTCCATTTCCTGATTTATATGCTCAAGAATGCATAGGGGCATTAGACTTTGCAAGTATTCGAGACTTTGCAGCATGTGGTCTTTTATTTAGACAAAATGGTGAATACATTTTTAAAACTCATTCCTTTGTTCGAAAAGAATTTGTTGATATCTATTACGGTTATTCTAAAAAAGCGGGTGAATTTAAAAAGCAGAAATTTGCTCCTATAAAAGATTGGGAAGAGCAAGGTTTACTAACAGTTGTGGATGAACCAACTATTAATCCTCAACACATTGTTGATTGGTTTGTAGAAATGAGAGAACAATATGGGGTTAAAAAGATTATAGCTGATAACTTCAGAATGGAAGCAATAAGGCCATTATTAGTAGCAGAGGGGTTTGAAATAGAAGTTATACGAAACCCAAAAGCAATTCATAGTTTATTAGCTCCACGTATTGAAATGGCATTTGCAAATAAACAAATTGTTTTTGATGATAATCCGCTAATGCGTTGGTATACGCAAAATGTGTTGGTTGTTATCAAAGGTGATGGAAATAAAATATATGAAAAGAAAGAACCTGTACGTAGAAAAACAGATGGGTTTCAGTGTTTTGTTCATGCTCTTTATCGTGCGGATGAGATACAAGAAGCAACTGATTTTGTTATAGGTAACATTAAATTCTAATAAAGGGGGGTGATAACCATTGGATGGTTAGGTTCAGTATTTAAAAGAAATAAAGAACTAGAATGTATGCTAGATCTGGATTTGATTGCTGATACAGCAAATAGGCTTCACATGAAACGATTAGCACTTGATACATGCGTATCTTTTCTAGGAAGAACGATTAGTCAATCTGAATTCAGGGTAAGAAACGGTAAAACATTTGAGAAGAATGAGCTTTATTATCGACTAAACGTTAGACCGAATAAGAATATGACCGCAAGTACCTTCTGGGAAAGATTTATTCGTAAACTTATTTATGATAATGAATGCTTAGTCATACAAGCTGATGATGGTGATCTACTTATTGCCGATGGATTTCAGCATAACGAATATGCTGTATATGAAGATACTTTCACAGATGTAACAGTAAAAGATTACACGTTTAAGAGAAGTTTTAAACAAAGCGAAGTAATTCACTTAAAGTATCGAAATGATAAATTATCTCCACTTATCGATGGATTATTTGCGGATTACGGAGATTTATTTGGTAGGATATTAAACTCACAGAAGCGTAAAAATCAAGTTCGTGGCACGGTTGATATGGATATGATTGGTGCTAAAACAGAAGAACAAATAGCGAAGTTACAAGAGTTTATAGACAACATGTATAAGTCGATTGGCTCAAAAGATATAGCTATTGTCCCACAACAAAAGGGTATTAATTATAACGAGATATACAACGGTGTTGCGAATGGCCCAAGTGTGGAAGAAATTAATAAAGTAACAAATGGTTTCTTAAATCAAGTAGCTATGGCATTTGGTATTCCAACAGCTCTGATATATGGGGAAATGGCTGATGTAGAAAAGCAAACGAAAAATTATATGCTTTTTACAGTACGCCCATTATTAAAAAAGCTATCTGATGAAGCGAACGTTAAATTCTTTGAAATGAGTGAATATCTTTCGGGACGAAGAATTGAGGTTAAGGCTGTTTCCTATCAAAGTATATTTGATCTTGCGACAAGTATTGATAAACTCATTTCTTCAAGCGCATTTACAGGAAATGAAATTCGATCAGAAGTAGATTATGAAGATTCTGATGATCCAAACCTAAATATCCACCATATTACGAAGAACTATACAAAATTAAATGAATCTGAAGGAGGGGAGAAAGAAAATGACGGTGAAAATTGACGTGAAAGGACCAATTATTTCTAATGATGAAGCTTGGATTTATGATTGGTTTGAAATGGATGCTACAAGCCCAAGTAAGATTTCAAAAGAACTTGAAAATGCAAATGGCGAGGAATTAGTTGTATCAATAAATAGTCCTGGTGGTTATGTAAATGAAGGTTCAGAGATTTACACGGCATTAAAAAATTATCCTGGTCATGTAGAAGTTCAAATTGTTGGTTTAGCAGCAAGTGCAGCATCATTTATTGCAATGGCTGCCAATAAAGTCCGCATTTCTCCAACAGCACAAATCATGATTCACAATGCTTCTATGTGGAATGGTGGTGATCATCGTGACATGGAAAAGGCGGCTGAGATGTTAAAAATAACAGATCGAGCAATTGTAAACGCCTATGTCATTAAAAGTGGTAAATCAGAAGAAGAACTACTTAATATGATGGCTGAAGAGACTTGGATGGGTCCACAACAAGCATTAGAAAATAATTTTGTAGATGAAATCATGTTCATGGAGAATCCAGTTAAAATGACAGCTTCAAGTGCCACTTCTACTATGATCCCGCAGAAAGTAATTGATGGTTTTAGAAATGGAACAATGGGAAAAGGTCAAGGAATTACAAAAGAAGATTTAAATACAGCATTATCAGGGTTAAAAGGTGAAATCCTGAATGATTTACAAACGAATACAAATCCAAAAGAGCTTATTCCAGAACCTGTTAATACAAAGCAGAATCTGAGTAAGCTCTTTTTAACTATAGGAGGAAAATAAAATATGGTTATTAAATTCAATAACTTTGAAGAGAAGAAATTAGCTTTTGCGAAAGCAACACAGGAAGGTACAACAGAAGAACAATCGGCAGCATTAAATTCTATGATTGAAGCACTTGCTACAGATGTTCGTTCAGATATCTTAAATCAAGTGAATGAATCAATGGTAGATCGTTCTATTATGCAATCTCGCGGCGCTAATGTATTAACAAGCGAGGAAATGAAGTTCTTTAATGCAGTTGTGGAAGAAGGTGGCTTTAAGTCTACTGAAACTTTACCTAAAACAACTCAAGAACGAATCTTTGATGATTTAGTTGAAGATCATCCTTTCTTACAACATATTGGTTTAGAAAATTTAGGGGCTGTAACAGAATTCATTTACGGCGATCCAGAGGGTGCAGCAGTATGGGGACCGTTATTTGATGGTATTAAAGGGCAACTAAATGCTACATTCCGTAAAGATAGCATTTCACAACTTAAATTAACAGCGTTTATTCCATTAGCAAACGACATGTTGAAACTTGGACCGGTATGGGTAGAACGTTATGTTCGTACAATGATTACAGAAGCAATGAAAGTGGGTTTAGAACGTGGATTTGTAGCTGGTACAGGTAAAAATGAACCTATCGGGTTATTAAAAGATCCAAGTGGAAGTGTTGTGAATGGAGTATATCCAGATAAGAAGCCAGTAGGCACTTTAACGTTCGAACCAGGTCGTAAAACAATTAATGAATTAAAAGGTGTTGTTAAACTACTAGCTAAAAAATTAAATGCTGATGGTTCGGATGCAGATCGACCAAAAAATATTGCTGGTAAAGTAGTTATGGTAACTAATCCGTTTGATACTTTTGATATTCAAGCGAACGCAACAATTCAAAATGCGGCTGGAGTATATGTAACAAGCTTGCCATTTAATCCGATCCTTACAGAATCGGTGTTTGTACCTCAAGGGAAAGTATTATTCTTTGTTAAGGGTCAATATGTTGCAGCGATGGGTGGAACAGAGCCAATCAAAAAATATGAAGAAACACTAGCTTTAGAAGATGCGACAGTTTATATTGCTAAACAATATGCTACAGGTAAACCAAAGGATAAATACACTTCACAAGTTTACACATTGAAACTTGAAGAAGTAACGCCACCAACACAAGGATGATGTGAATGGATACAGTAATTTCAAATGAAATATTACAGCAATTCAAAGATAGGATGCGATTGGGTGATGACGAAGACGATAACCTAAGACGTATCCTTTTTGCATCCAATGAGGCTCTAATAAAAGTGTGTGGATCGTATGACATAACCAAAGATGAGACGTTCAAAGAATTAGTTTTTGAGCGTTCTCGTTATGTTTACAATGATGCACTTGAGTATTTTACTAAGAATTTTTTAACTGAAATTAATAGTTTTGGCATTGCAAAAGCTTTAGAAGAAATAAAATTGGACGGTGATTAATATGCGTCCTTTTCAGTACAAAAAACCACTGAATTCCGGTGATTTTAGAAATCGAATTAGCATTGAACAACCTGTAGTAATAAAAGATGAATTAAACCAAGTAATCGAAACAGATTGGCAAGAAGTAAAAAAAGCATGGTCAATGATAAAAACGGTGAAAGGATCTGAGTATATTGAAGCTTCAGCTTCACAGGCTACACGGGTTTATCGCTTTGTAATGCCTTATACATCAGGAATTACAGAATTAATGCGAATTAAAATGAAGGATCGTATATTTGATATTATCGAACCGCCAATGAATGATGATGAAATGTATCAAACATTAACCATTATCGCAAAGGAGCATACTTAATATGAATGATTTTGCGAGTGAACTTGCTAGAGAATTACAAAGATATGCGAATGTTGTGGAAGAAAACTTAGAAAATGAAATTGATGAAGTGGGAGATATTGCTGTCGGTAAGTTAAAGCAAGGTAGCCCCCAAAAAACAGGTGCTTATCGTAAAGGGTGGCGTAAGAAAAAAGAAGGTAATGGTGTTGTCCTCCATAATACGCAAGGACAACTAACGCATCTTTTAGAAAAGGGACATGCGAAAGTCGGTGGTGGTCGAGTTCCAGCACAAGTTCATATTCGTCCAGTTGAAGAATATGTAATTGATGAATTGCCAAAACGTATCGAAAGGGCGGTTCAACAATGACATTAGGAGAACTAACAAAAATTCTTGAAGCTACAGGTTATCCTGTGGCTTATTCGCACTTCACAGCACCGCCAACTAATCAAGTTCCAGCACCGCCTTATATTTGTTTTCTTGTTGATGGGTCAGCAAATCTTATGGCTGATAACAAAGTCTATCACAAGATAAATGATTTAAATATAGAGCTTTATACAACTAAAAAAGATTTAGTTGCAGAAGCCAAGCTTGAACAAGTCCTAGACGATCATGAAATTCCTTATGATTCGTATGGGACTTTTATTGAATCTGAAAAGTTGTATCAAAAAAATTATGAAACGAGGTTGATGTAAATGAATGAAAACAAAGTAGCCTTTGGTTTGAAAAATGTCCATTATGCACTCTTTGATATTAAAGATGGTGTCGTTACATTTAGTACACCAATTCCATTGCCAGGCGCGGTTGAATTAACATTTGATCCACGGGGAGATTTAATTGAATTCTACGCGGATGACATGCTTTACTATGCAGCGAGTAACAACCAAGGGTATGACGGAACGTTATCTATTGCGACTATTCCGGAACAATTTGCTGTTGATGCATTAGGAGAGGAATTAGACGAAGAAGACGGTGTGTTAAACGAATTAGCTGATGCGAAAGGGAAATCATTTGCCTTATTATTTGAATTTGATGGTGATGTACGAGCAACGCGCCACGTTATGTTTAACTGTTCAGCAAGTCGTCCAACACTTGCATCTAAAACGAAAACAAATTCAGCGGAGCCAAATACAAATGAACTTAAATTTGTATCAAGCCCTATTGATATTAACGGAAAACGTATGGTTAAAACGAAAACTACTACAAAATCAAAACAAGCGATTTATGATAATTGGTACAAGAAAGTATATACAAAAGTACCTGCATTACCAAAAGGAGCGTAAGTAGATGGAAAAGACAATTACAATAGACGGAAAACGAGTCAGATTAAAAAGTACAGCGGCAACAGTTAAACGATATAAAGCACAATTCAGACGTAATTTATTTGCAGATATGATGGGGCTAGGAGCAATTAATGCTTTAACTACATCAGATGGATTAGAACAACCTATCGATACATCTAATCTTGATTTAAGTAAAGTGGATTTTGAGCTTGTTTATGATTTGACTTGGTTATTCGCTAAAACGGCTGATTCAAGTATTCCTGATCCTATGACGTGGCTGGATGAATTTGAAGAATTCCCAATTGAAGAAATCATGCCAGAAATAATGGAACTAGTTCAAGTCACTATGGGAGCAAAAAAAAAATAAAAGAAAACAATGGAGAGCAAGGGACATTAAGTGATGAAGAATTAACCACTGATTTGTTCCTCGCTCTTTGTTATAAAGCAAAATTAACGCATTGGGATTTAGAAACCATGACAATCGGTGATTGTTTTGATTACATCGCTGAGTTTGCTGAAATGGAGAATCCAGACAAAGAAAAAGTTAGAAAAGCAAGTCAAAAAGACTTTGATTCATTCTAAGAAATGAGGTGAGAAAATGGCAGGAAGAATTAAAGGGATTACTATTTCTATTGACGGAGAAACCACAGGACTTCAAAATGCTTTAAAAGATGTAAATAAACGAAGTAATGATTTAACTAAAGAGCTTAAAGATGTTGAGCGCTTATTAAAGTTTGATCCTGGTAATGTGGAAGCATTAGCGCAAAGACAAAAATTACTTACACAACAAATTGAAAATACAACACAGAAGTTAGATAAATTAAAAGCAGCGGAACAACAAGTACAAGCTCAATTTCAAAACGGTAAAATTTCTGAAGAACAATATCGTGCTTTCAGACGTGAAATTGAATTTACAGAAGGGTCACTTAATGGTCTTAAAAATAAACTAGGAAACATGAAAGCTGAGCAAGAGAATGTAGCGAGCTCCACAAGGCAATTAGAGACATTGTTTAGAGCTACAGGAAAAAGCGTTGATGATTTTGCCGGGGCATTAGGAAATCGTCTTGTGAATGCAATTAAAAGTGGAACAGCTACAAGTCGCCAGTTAGAGCAAGCAATTGGAATTATAGGACGAGAAGCATTAGGTACAGAAGCTGATATTGAGAAATTACAACGGGCGTTACGATCTGTGGATGCTGGTAATTCAATACAACAAGTACGAAACGAATTGCGAAATTTACAACAAGAAGCCCAAAGAACGCAAAGAGAATTTCGAGAATTAGATATAGGCTTAGAAAACGTACTTGGTGCAATGGTAGCTGGTGGTGGAATTGCCGGGACAATCGAAAAAGCACTTGATATGTCTAAGTTAAAAACAAAGATTGATATTACTTTTGATGTACCCGAGTCCTCCAAAAAGTCAGTAGAAGAAGCTATTAGAGGTGTCACTACTTATGGCGTTGATGCTGAAGCATCTTTAGAGGGCGTGCGCAGGCAATGGGCTTTAAATAAAAATATTAGCGATGAAGCTAACGCATCTATAGTAAAAGGGGCAGTGGTAATTGCAACATCTTATGAAGGTATAGATTTTACAGAGTTAATCCAAGAAACATATGAAATAGGAAATGAATTAGGGATAACTCAAGATAGTGCCCTTGGCATGGTTGATGCATTGTTAAAAATGGGATTTCCGCCAGAACAACTAGATATCATTGCCGAATACGGAAGTCAGCTGACTCGTGCAGGTTTTAAAGCTGAAGAAGTCCAAGCGATTATGGAAGCAGGCGTGGAAACAGGTAGTTGGAATTAGATTATAGTTCCCTTGTATGGTGACATACAATGAAAAACTCCTTTAATTCAGTGAAACTCTCAAATGAGACAATACTGAGCGAAGCCTTTTAATTAAGGAACGTGCAACGACTAGTCGAAAGACGTAGGGTGTAAGCAAATGGCACTCGAAATGGGGAGCAACTCAAGTAGTTGAAGATATAGTCTAATCTATGCGGTGACGTATAGCAGTTCATAAGAGAACGGGCGTGACGTTGCGAATCACGTTGAATATAAATGATTGATAATCTCTTAGATGGGCTTAAAGAAGGAAGGATTCAATTAACTGAATTTGCTCAAGGTGCGGATAAGGCTTTGAAAGAAGCGCTAGAGGGTTCTGGTATTGCCACAGAACAAATAGAAAAGTGGGGTGCAGCTGTCGCTAAAGGTGGAAGTGATGGTTCGAAAGCTATGGTAGAAGTAGCTAAAGCAATTGAAGGGATAGAAGATCCAGTAAAAAGAAATCAAGTGGGGGTTAAAGTTCTAGCCACTATGTTTGAAGATCAAGGACAAAATTTAACTAACACTTTAATAAGTGCTTCAGAAAAAACCGTAGACTTCCAGAAGAATCAGGATAAATTGAATGAATCTATTAAAAAAATGGATGCAAGTCCAGCCGTTAAATTTCAAAAAGCAATGGGTGATTTACAGATGGCGCTGAAACCGGTTCTTGGAGTTGTAGCAGATCTAGTCTCTAAATTTGCGGAATGGATTTCTAATAATCCAGAATTAGCAGCGACATTAGCAGCTATTGGGTTAGCTATTGGTGTGATTTCTGGTGCGATTATGGCACTTGCGCCTATAGTTGTGACGGTCATGAGTATCTTTGGGGTCGGAGCAGCTATAGCGGCTAGTATTGTTGCAGCTATTCCCCTTATCGTAGCTGCTATAGCTGCCATAGGTATTGCAATTTATAAAAACTGGGACGATATCAAAAATTGGACAATAGAAACCTGGAATTCTATTAAAGAATATTTGATAGAGCTTTGGGACGGTATCGTTCAATCATCTAGTGAAGCATGGAATTCATTTTTAGAAACAATGCATTCATTCTTTGATCCAATAGGTCAGTTTTTTAGCGATTTATGGACAGGAATAGGCGAGATATGTAGTAGTACCTGGAATTCTATTGTCGAATTTTTCTCAGGAGCTTGGGCTTCATTCACTGAAATGATGCATAGTTCCTTTGATCCGATAGGCGAATTCTTTAGTAACTTATGGTCCAGAATTGTGGAAACAGCGTCTTCCTGGTGGACTTCTTTAGTTACAACAGCTTCTGAACTGTGGGGAACACTCGTACAAGCTTGGCAAGAAACTTGGAACACGATTCTTACTGTTTTAGATCCAATTATTTCAGCAGTTTCTACCGTTTTAGAAGCTGGGTGGCTACTTATTCAAGCCGGAGTGCAAATTGCATGGGCGGTAATCTGCCAATATATTATTCAACCAATTCAAGAAGCTTACAATTGGGTGAGTGCAACAATCAGTGAAATGGTTACTTGGCTTGGTACACAATGGGAAATCGCAAAAGCGGTGGCACAGGTAGCATGGGGATTATTTAAGCAATGTATCATTCAACCAGTCGTAGATACTTGGAACTTAGTAAAAGAAAAGTTCAGTGATTTAGTTTCATGGCTAAATTCACAATGGGAGACAATAAAATCATATACATCAGCAGCGTGGAATCTGGTAAAACAGTATGTTATCCAACCAGTGCAAGAATTGTGGAATGCAACAAAAGAAAAGTTGAATGATTTAGCAAATTGGATATTAGGAAATTGGGCGAAAATCCAATCTTACACACTTGCAGCATGGCAGTTAGTTTATAAATATGTTATTGATCCGGTTATTTCAGCCTATAATTCTACGAAAGAAAAATTCGGCGAAATGTATAACAGTGCGAAAGAAAAATTTGATGCTATAAAAAATGCAGCACAAGAAAAATTCGATGCGGCTAAACGTAACATCATTGATCCAATCAAAGAAGCGGTTGGTAAGGTAGAAGAATTTATCGGGAAGATTAAGGGATTCTTTAGTGATTTAAAATTAAAAATCCCCAAACCTGAAATGCCACCAATGCCACACTTTAGCTTAGAAACTAGTACAAAAAATGTTTTAGGTAAAGACATTACTTATCCGTCAGGAATTGGCGTGAAATGGAATGCAAAAGGTGGTATTTTTACTCGTCCAACTATTTTCGGAATGAATGGTGGACAACTTCAAGGTGCTGGAGAAGCGGGACGAGAAGCGGTGCTTCCCCTTAATAAGAAGACACTTGGAGATATTGGTGCAGGCATCGTAGCAGCCATGCCACGACAACAATTTGCTATGCCAGGCGAAATAAATCAATTAATGGGTGACATGAGCCGTATGATGGCTAGTTCTGTGAACCAATTATCAGGATTAAAGACTGTCATGAGTGGTGTGTATGGAAATATGACAAATAGCAAACAGGCTATGACAAGCAGTGTATCAAATCAAGTATTTAATAACTCACTTGGATCATCTGGTGATGGAACAATTCCGATGCTTGGTGGTGATTTGGTTGTTGAGGTTCCTGTTGTTATAGAGGGGCGAGATGTGGCGCGTGGCACGTATCGATATACAACCGAGTACCAGGAAAGAGAAAAACAAAGAGACTCAGCCTTTTAGGTTTGGGTTTCTTTTATTTTATAAAGAAATGAGGTGTCAGCATGAGTTCTTTTACATTTAACAAAATACGTAAAGGCTTTATTCAAATTGCGAAAGGATGGAAAAGACCTACTTGGGCACCATTGAAACGAAATTTTCTAAACGTTCCAGGATATCCAGGCGCAAGATTGTTAAACACACAAACAGAAATTCGCGTTTTATCTATTCCGGTAGGAATTATAGTGCCTGATGGATCTAACTTAGAAAAGCTGAAAGAAGAAATTGCAAGTTGGCTAATAACAGATCAACCAACAGAACTTATTTTTGATGTAGAACCAAATAGAACGTATTTAGCAATTGTGGATGATAGCTTTGATCCGGATGAATTTGTAACACTTGGAATAGGAACAATCAAATTCATTTGTCCAATGCCTTATAAATTAGGACCAATTCGAAATGCAAAAGCAAAACTAGAACCAAATAATATTATTAAAATGGATGCTTTGAATGAGGGAAGTGTATTTTCAGAACCGAAATTCAAGATACAGGTAGAGAATCCGTCCACATTCATCGATATTATAAATAAAAATGGAGGTCAACATTTTCGTATAGGGTATCCAGTTAAGATAGATGAAACGCCAATAAGTCGGTATGAATTGGTTATGCATGATAACGCGAATTCTCTAGTGGGTTGGACGGAAGTGGGAAAAGATTTTGTTTCAGATTATGGAATCGTAGCAGGGAAAATGATAGCGGATGGCGCACGCATCATGCCATCTGATTACGGTCAAGGGCAATTTTGGCACGGACCAGCAGTGAAAAGAAGTATTACAGGTGGACCGCTACAAGATTTCACACTTGATGCAATAGTTGAATGTCGAAACTTAAACCCTGCAACTATGGGACGTGTAGAACTTTATTTATTAGATGAAAACAGTGTTGTAGTTGGAAAAGTAGGTATGTTTGATGCATATAGAAATTCTAGCGAGAATTTCGGTGAGGTTATGGCAGGAAACGGTGACTACAATCATCTGATTATAGCAGAAACGGGTTATTATCGTACAACTTGGAATGACTTTTATGGTCGTCTACATATTGCGCGAGTAGGGAACTATTGGCAAGGTGATATTGCTTTAATCGATGAAAAAGGAAATTACCATACAGAAAAATTTGCCCAATGGTGGGATACGGGCAATAGCTTTATGAAAAAGGTAGCTCAAATTGTTGTTCATATATGCTCGTTTAATGATGCACCATCATTAATTGCAGCTGTACATGATATTAAAGTGCAAAAAGTAAATAGCAATACAGAACGTCAAATCCCCTACATTGTTCAAAAAGGAGATCTTGTAGAAATCGATTCATCGGATGCGAGTATTCGTATTAACGGAGCAGATGTGATAAATATAAAGGATTTTATGAGTGACTATATACGTATTGAAAAAGGAAAGAATGAAATCGAAATATCCCCAAACAACATTGGACAGGTAGATGTCACGTATAGGGAGCGTTACAGATGAGTAAAGCAAATAATCTATTACACATTGTGGATTTTAAAACAGAGCAAATCATAGGTGTTATCAAAGAACAGGATTATTGGGATGATTTACGCCAATGGGAGCTTAAAGATAACAAAGATAAATTTGAGTTTACAACAGCTGATGGTACAAAGATAGCGGCATCACTTATACAACAGAACCTTGTCGTTAAACAAACTCGTGACGGTACTTTTGTTTCATACATTATTACAGAAGTAGAGCAAGATTCAACAGGTCGTCCAAAGAAGATTTATGCACTTGGTGAACATACAAAGCTAAAGAAAGCGACCGTAATTAAACCACAAACCTTACAAGCTACTACAGTCAACGAATCTACAGACTTTGCTTTACAAGGTACAGAATGGAAACGTGGGATTACTGAGTTTGTTGGTATACGTACCATTCATATTAAAGATTTTACAAATCCGCTTGATCTCTTAAAACAAATCGCATCTACGTTTGAACTTGAGATTCGTTTTAGAACAGAAATAATGGGATCTTTTATTGTCGGTCGGTATATAGATTTAATAAAAAAAGTAGGACGTGACAACGGAAAAGAATTCTTGTTAGGAAAAGATGTACAAGGCATCCGGCGTATTGAGAATAGTCAAGATGTAGTAACCGCTCTTGTAGGTGTTGGTCCACAAAATAGTGAAACTGGTGAATTTCTCACATTTGAAGAAATAAACAATGGCAAACTTTATGTAGGAAATAATGATGCCTTACAACGTTGGTCAAAAGATGGCAAGCATTTATTCGATATTTATTCACCGCAAACAGAAGATCAAGATATGACGAAGCAACGACTCAAACAGTTAACCGAAGCAGAATTAAAGAAGCGAATTGATAGTTCTACTTCATATGAAGTAAGTGCAGTAGCGCTTGAAAAAGTGTTTGGTTTATCTCATGAATCGGTTCGTAAAGGAGATACGGTACGAATAAAAGATACAGGGTTTAGTCCACCACTTTTCTTAGAAGCTAGGTTAATAGCAGCGGATGAATGCGACACCGATCCATCGAAAGATAAATATATCTTTGGTAATTATCGTGAAATCAAAGATACACGAAGCCTTATCGATAGGTTATATGCACAAATCATGGGTAGCTTATCAAATAAAGCGTCTAAAGAATTACTAGATATGCTAGATAAGAAACTTCAAGAAAACGTAAAAGAAACAGAAGTCATTCGAAAAGAGTCGGAAGCAGCAAAGAAAATTGCTGAACAAGTTGCTGAGAACCTTAAAAATAATACCGTTGATATTATTGAAGGCGTAAATCCACCAACAGCAAACTTAAAGGATAGAAAAACGTTGTGGCAAGATATCAGCAAAGGTAAGCCTGGTATTCTGAAATTGTGGAAGGATGGTAAATGGGATCCTGTTATTCCTGATGTGGAATCCGTTAAGAAAGAAACATTGGCCCAGGTAAGCAAAGATATTGAGGCTACCAAAAGCGAATTAAATCAAAAGGTTCAAGAAGCGCAAAAACAAGCAACAGGGCAATTTAATGAAGTGAAAGAAAGTTTACAAGGTGTTAGTCGTACCATTTCTGATGTGCAAAATAAACAGGGTGAAATTGATAAGAAGGTAACCAAGTTTGAGCAGGATTCTAACGGGTTTAAATTATCTATAGAATCGTTAACTAAAAAAGATACTGATATCAGCAATAAATTAAATACAGTCGAGCAAACTGTGGAAGGCACAAAAAAGACAATATCTGATGTGCAACAAACTGCAAATGATCTGAAGAAAACAACAACTGAAATTAAAGAACAAGCCGGGAAAATCAGTGAGAAATTAACAACTGTAGAAACAAAGGTCAATAACGATAAGGCTGGAGGGCGTAATCTTTTATTAGATTCAAATGTTAAATACGAAAAAACAGATTACTTAATCAATCAATATTCTCTAACTGAAAATTTCTCTACAGGTGAGGAATATACTTTTGTAATTAAGGGCAGTGTCCTTCAAGGTCAAAAATTTGGAATTTGGCAGAATGGCGGTTCTAACAATGTTGGATATGCAACAAGTGTTTACGCTAATGGAATAACTTACGTAACTTTCAAAGCAGTTGCGGCTACGGGTGGAAATGAACGGAAATTAAGTTTATATAACTCTCCAAGTAATACTACAAAAGCTGTTGTAGAATGGGTCGCTTTATATAAAGGGAACAAACCACAGGATTGGACGCCAGCTCCAGAAAACCAAGTAACAAACGATGAATTCACCAAGAAAGCAACCGAGATTGAAAAAAGTGTGAATGGAATCAAAGAAACAGTAACAAAAGTTGACAATAATCAAAGTGGATTTGATAAGCGTGTAACAGCAGTAGAGAAAACGGCTGAAGGTGTTTCTCAAAACGTTGGCAAGTTACAAGAAACACAAACGGCACAAGGTAAACAGATTTCTGATGCTCAATCTACAATCAAACAACATTCTGATGCACTTGAGATGGCTGTGAAAATGAAAGATGTTGAGAATTATGTTGGTGGTATTGGATCTATTAATGAGATTCGTGACGCTGGTTTTACTCAAGGGAATAAATACTGGGGTTGGGCTACTGGGCACTCTATAGATCCTAACCTAAAGTATAAAGGATACAATTCGTTTTCTATGAACACTACAGGACAAACCCAGGATGTATGGTGGGGTGCTTTTAGTCAATTTATAGATTGTTCTCCTAATGAAGATATTGTTACTTCTGCTTACTTTAACACTGATGGAAAAGTTCCAATTGATAATGGTGTATTTATCGAGTTGGAATTTTGGCAATCAAATAAAGCAACCCGAATTTCAACTGCTAGAGAAAGAGTTCAAATCATTAACAATACTTGGGTCAGAGCTATTTGTACAGCTAAAGCTCCGGCAGGAACTGGATTTGTAAGGTTTCGACCATACGTACAAAGAAATGGTAGAGCTTGGTTCTGTATGCCTATGCTGCAGCGAGGTAAAGTCGCTACAGAATTTTGGTTACATCCGAAAGATCAAACTGATGCTGATAAAATGATTGAAGATATTGCTAATAGAGTAGCTACTAAGGATTACGATAAAAAAGTAACAGAGTTAGAGAGAAGTATCAGCGCTACTGAAAAAGGCGTTTCAATTATTAGTGGAAAACAAGAAACGTTTATAAATGAGACGTATAATGCCTATGTAAAGAAAACAGAATCTAGGTTAGAAGTGTTAGATGAAGGGATTCTAGCACAGATTTTAAAGGATGGCATCATGACTTCTATCAATATGTCACCTGGTAAGATTACAATTGATGCCGAAAAACTTAATATTAATGCCGATACAATAGTTAAATGGCTAACAGCAAAAGGAATTGATGCTGATGTTATTAAAATCAGTGGTGATAAAGTAACAATTGATAAGAATGGTATTACAGCAAAAATGGCTGACTTCTTTTTTGAAGATGAGCGGGGACAGAAATTTTCAGTAACACCAAGGAAGAATCTCATTCCAGATCATGACTTTTCACACATTTCTTTTAATACTTTTAATAATTATTTTTTGAAGATTGAATACAGTCCTACATGGACAATTATGTCTAATCCATATATTGAGAAACCAGTGGTTAACAATTATGAGCCAATGGTTAATCCGATGCGGATAGATTTAGCAAACTGGATTCGATTTACTTTATTTGACGGGGTAAAGCCGGGGAAGAAATACACATTGTCGGCTCATTTCAGAGCAACTACCAATGATAATCGTGTAAACATTACAAACAAGCCAATCATGAGAGCGGTATTCGGTAAATATAACGGTGACACTCCCGTGGAGATTGGACGAGCATCAAAAACTTACGATGCACCAAGCATTCAAACTGGAAAAATAGTAAGATACGCTTTAACCTTCACTGTGCCGAGTAACTATGTAGAAGGAAATGGTTATGTTTATATTGATTTATTTGGCGAGGGGCTCTTAAATAATATGCAAGCAATTGCTGTATCAGGTGTTCAGTTGGTGGAAGGTGACGTTCCTTCCGTTTATAACTGGGATACAACACATGGAGAACTCGTAAACGGAACACTGCCTTTTTCTACAATTGCACTTGGTACAAGAGATAATACAATTCGGTACAATCATGTGAACAAATGGAACTATATGAATGCGCCACTTGAAATTATGAACAATGGTGAAATGATGGCACTCGTTGGAACTGATCGTGCGGGACTTAGTTTTTATCCCCGTGGCGGTGGAGAACGTAGAAGTTACATCGGTCACATTTACAACAATGAAAATAGATTCCGAATTGAATCAAAAGATCCTGTTGCAACGACACAATCAATTGAATGTAATGGGATTAACGTATGTGGTGGATACTTTGGTGCTAATGCAGGTTCTATTCATTATACAAATGGTAGCTTAGGTTTAGGGTGGTATTTTCATGATGGTAGATGGAATTATGTTGATTTCACAAATATGACTTCTAGAACATAGAGAGGGAGATGAGTATGAATCCAGACAAATTTATGCGTCCAATGCCACCTAATGAACAGTCACCATTCTTAGGTAGAGTAGTTGATTTGAAGAAAGGTGAAAATCAAGTCACCGTTAGCATTCCAAACGATATGCTAGAATTTTGCGGTATCAAGGAAGATACAAAAGTTGAAGTTTGGGGACTTCCTGATGGCACGTTGAATATGCGGATTGCTACTGCATGTGATTTATGTAATAAGGGCGGCAGAGTTTACGAGATTGAGCTTTTCGGTAAAGTAAGTCTTATCTGTGCCGAAGATTATGTAAAGCTAACTGGAAAGAGACCAGGGGCTTCTGATGAAGTAACAATTGAACATGTTGAGGAAGTAGAAAATAGAATGATAGAAGGAGCATTATCAGCAGATCAGTATTAACTAAATACATGTAAACAAGTAGGGCAGCCATGAGCTGTTTTTAATTTTGAATAAAATACGGTTTTTATAACAAAGAGGAGCGATTTTGCTGCTCTTTTTACTTTGAAATGAGGTGGTCAAAGTGGAAGGGTTACAAGAAGTAAGAAGTGATGTTCAAGAAATCAAGCAAGATATCAAGGACATACGTTTAGAAATTAAAAGCTTAGAGATGCGAACAACTGGTAACGAAAAGGACATTATCAATATCAACAAACAGTTAGATAAAATTAGCGCTAATACTACCTGGATCTTACGACTTATTGTAGGTGGAATTATAGGCGCAGCACTCACTTTCTTAATGAAAGGAGGTGGTATGTAATGTTTGAAATTACTGTAATGATTGGAATTGTAGTTGGTCTTTCGCAAATCGGAAAAACAATTGGATTACAAACAAAATATGTTCCGCTATTGAATGTAACGCTTGGCATTGTGCTAGGCGTTTTATTTTTGGCCGGAGATATCAAAACAAATGTATTTCAAGGAATCATCATTGGACTGTCAGCAAGTGGACTATTTGATCACACAAAAATTATGAAAAAGGATGTTGATGAAAAATGAAAAAGACATTAAAAAATATTTCTTCTGTAGCATTTGCTGTTATCTTATCTTTATCTGTTGCAACAAGTGCTTTTGCTGATAGAATGCTTATTATTCCTGATTTACCTAAACAACCATACCGTTATGGCGTAGGTGCATATGAGGGTGTTGTAGCTCATTCTACAGCAACTCCAGAAGCTCCAGCTATTAACATTCAAAAATATGAGTCTCGTACATGGAGAAACGCATTTGTTCACTATGCAGTAGATTGGAATGAAACAATCCAAATTGCGGATACAAAGTACATTGCATATGGCGGCGGTCCTGCTGCGAATAAGCGCTTTGTCCACGTTGAATTATGCGAAACAGCGGACTATGCAAAATTCAAGCGTTCTTATGAAAAGTATGTAAAAATTTTAGCGAAAATCTTGAAAGATAACAAGATATCTGTAGAAAAAGGATTGTGGACGCATAGCGATGTAACTCATCATCTTGGCGGTACAGATCATGAAGATCCAATTGACTACTTAAAGTCTCATGGCGTTTCAGAAGCGCAATTCCGAGCTGATGTACAACGTGCATACAATAATGCTAGTGTTGATGTTTCTGTGCCTGAGAATCCATCTAAACCAGCTGAAGTTCCAACAGCAGTGACAGACGGGATTGCCTATATTGAAGGATACAACGTGAACTTACGTAAAGGACCAGGTACAAGCTATTCTAAGATTCGTCAGTTAAACAAGCCAGAATCCTACGTTGTATGGGCTGAAAAGGATGGTTGGTTAAATCTTGGTGGGGATCAGTGGATTAAGAACGATCCATCTTATGTGAAGTTTAATAAGAAAAGTACAGTGGATTCTTCTATTGTAGGGAAGCGTGTTGTTTCAAAAGTTAATAATCTACGTTTCTATGATGCTCCATCTTGGCAGGACAAAGATGTGGCTGGTTCTGTAGATGTAGGATTAGGATTTACAATTGATGCGAAGGTAACTGTTAATGGTTCACCACAATATAAAGTACACAATAGCAAAGGTAAAACATACTATGTAACTGCTAATGAATTTTATATCAGTATACATTAATAGAAAGAAAAAAGGGCTACTCGTAATGAGTAGCCCTTTTTTAACATCTCTTTATGCGTAACGAGAATTATATATCATAGTTACAACTTCCGCTCTTGTTGCAAATTCATTCCCGCGTGTACCATCAAAAATACCAAGTTTCTTTGCGCGTCTATCTGACCCACTGAATCCGGTTGCTGGATTCCATAATTTCATATATCCGGCCAATGATGATGCCATTGCAGCAGCCTCGCTACGAGTCACCCAGTTTGTCCCTCTAGACCCATCTGAATATCCATGTACTACAACAAAAGCTTGTGCGGAATTAAAATCATAGTCACTATGATATTTCCACTCTTTACGCATCATCATTAACCACATGTCTTGTCGAGTGGCTAGGCTGTCCCTCATATCAGCAGTAATAATTTTATTTTGAAGAGCCCAATTTATCTGTGGGTCTGCCCAATGTGCAGATGCTTCTTTTGGAGCAAATGTTGCGAAGCCCACTGATAGCGTAACAGCTGCAGCAGCAACAACCATAATTTTTTTGATTTTTTTTAACAT